CAGCGGGTTGGCCACGCCGCCCGGGTACGCCCAGGGGCCTTCGGTCACGTACGCCTGGCCGCGCACCTCGGTGCCGTCCACAGCGTTGCCCGTGGCTACGACGACGTTGAACCCGCCCTCGCGGGTCGAGGTGCCCACCGAGCTGACCACCGTGCCGCCGGCAGCGTTGGTGAAGCTGCGCACCGCGACCGTCGGCGTGACGTCCGGCAGTACCTCGAGATAGCCCTGCTCGTTCATCCGCGGCACGGCCGGCCAGGCGTCGAGCAGCTCGTAGACGGCGCCGATCCGGTCGTCCCACGTGATCGCCGCGGGGACGCTGCGGTCGGTCGGAGCGCTGTCGAGGTTGACCTGCACCGCGGGCTCGACGAGCGCGCGCAGAGTGCCGCCGATGGTGCCGGACGGCTGGAACGGCGCGACGAAACCCGCCTCCGATGCCAGGTAGAGCAGACCGGCGGCGGTCACCTCGACCGTCTCGTCGCCTTCCTCGGTGCTGAGGATCAAGAACTCGCCGCGCTGGAACCACTCGACGCCGTCGATCCCCCGGCCCTTGCCGACGCCGAGCGACACCTTCAATGTCTGGCCGTTCGCCGCAAGGGGTGAATCCTCCGCGGCCGGCACCCACGAGGTGCCCCTGTCCCGCTTGGGGACGGTGAAGCGCACGCGCTCCGGCACGTTGAGGGAGCGGTCCGATTCCTCGGCGGCATCGTCGATCGGGATGTCGTCGGCGAGCAGCTCGTCGCCGAGCCACGAGCTCACCTTGACGTCATACGTGAACGTTCCGCTGTCGATGACGGCGCGCACGGTGTCGGAGACCTCGATCATGAGAAGTCCCCTTGTACCGCGTCGAGGTACGTGGCGAAGTCTCCGGCCGCGCTGCTGTAGGAGATGCCGGAGTAGAACGTCTCGACCTCGCCGTAGGTCCACCCGGTGGCGAGCAGCTCGTCGGACCACGGCTGCACCTCGGCGTAGTCGATAGTGACGAGCCTGCGCGGGTCGGAGCCGTCCTGGCTGTACCGGCCGACGGCGACGCTGTCCACCGAGAGGTAGGCGTCCACGTCCTCGTAGGTGCCGGTGAGCGCCTGCCGGAGCTGAACGATCCCCTGCGTGGCGGACGCGAGCAGGGTCATCAGGTTCTCGCGGCCGACGGTCGTCTCGAAGTACAACTCGTACCGGCCCTCGGCCTGCGCGAACGGCGCGCCGACCATCAGGTTGCGCCCGCCGACCCGGAACCGGGCCGAGTCCCGGGCGTACACCTTGTCGTCCGCCGCCATGATGACGACCTCGGCGGACAGACCGGTGATCGCGTCGGTCAGCACCGGATGGTCGCGGGGAAGCTCGTACGTCACGTTGTCGCTGCTGTACTCGACGGATCCGTTGATGACCGCCACGTAGCGGACCGGGGTACCGAACGGCATCTCGGCGTCGACCACGAAGTACCCCGGGTCGTCCACCGAGTCGACGTGCCCGCCGCGGACCAGGGTGCGCGCTCCGGCGACGACCCGGTAGACGTCGAGCTGATCGCCGATGGTCATACCGGACACCGCGATGGCAGCCCGGGGCGGGTAGACGTTCTGTTCCGTGACGACAAGCGACGCCGCCGGGCGCAGCGCGAAAGCCACGGCGCGAGAGATAGCCGCAGCGCCGCCGGTGATGGTGATCGTGCCGGTGCTCAGGTCGCTCTCAGTGGTCTGGATTTGGAGGTACACAGCCTGGCTGGCGTCGTCTCCCGCAGTGACGCTGGTGAACGGTCCGGCCGTGAATCCCGCTGGCGTTGAGTAGGCCGTCGCGTCGTCCTGCTTCCAGACGAACGTGATCACCGCGTGCGCATTGCCAGGGACGTCAAGTGAAGTCGTGGCGATGTCCTGCGCGCTGCCGTTGGTGCGGGAGTTGGTTACCGCCACCAGGTCGGGCAGGCGGGGTTCCACACCCCGCAGCGTGATGGTCTGCGCGATGGTGTCGGCGTTGGCGACGGAACCAGCGAAGGTGAAGTTCCCGATCGCGGTGTCGCCGGACTGCCAGATCCGCCCGAAAGCGGCGATGTTCGCTCCGCCTTCGATTCGGGTCCACCCCGACTTGTCGTTGACGGTGCCCCCGCCCGAGTTACGGACGGACGCGAACACGAGCACCAGGTCGCCAGCAACCGTGCCGGGGTTGACGACGGGGGTGACCTGGGCGTTGACGGCAGTGGATGAGGTTCCGGCACCAACGTAGGTGATGGTCACTTCCGCCGCCCTACCTTCTGTCGCCAGGCGTCGCGAGCGCTGCGCTCGTCGACGACGCGAACCGTCGAGCCCCGGTCCATGACGCCGTTGATGTAGACGCCGAAGCTGTTGTTCACGCTGACCGGTGTGGGACCGCCCGTACGCGCGACGCCGGCCGTGCGGTCGGCGGCAGCCCAGGACATGTCACCCGCGCTGTAGCCGCCGATCCGGTGGCCGATCGCGTCGAGGCGCTCGGTCCCGGTCACGCTCACGTGGACCGTGACGTTCTTGCCCCTGGTCGCGTCGATCTTGTCCTGCAACGCCTTGATCCGGGCCTCCGCGTCGTGGGTGTTGGCGTGGAAGTCGGTGTTCTTCTTGGCGGGAATCAGACCCATCTCGGTCGCCAGCGCCTCGGCCTCGCCTTTGGTGTGCGTGAACTGGCTGGCGAGCTTGATGAACGCAGCGCGGTTGTCCCGGGCGACGTTGTTCGACTTGATGCCCTCGCCGTTGACCTCGACAGTCGCGTTGTACTGAGCGACCAGCGCGGAAGCGAGATCCGACAGCGCCGTCCGGTTCGCCCGGCCTTTCGCCGTGTGGGCGTCGAGGGTCTTGCCGTTCTCCTCGACCGCGGCCGTGACCCGGTCGGTCGCCTCGCCGACGTTCGTCGTGGCGTCGAACGCGCTACGCCCGGCGCTCGCGAGGTTGTTCACCTTGTCGGTGAACGTGGCCACGGGCTCGACCGCCTCGGCAGCGGCCTTGCCGGTCTCGGCGAGGCCCACGGCCAGGGAGGCGGTGTTCGTCGCCGTGCCGGCCACGGTCGTCTGCGCGTCCTTGCTGATACCGACGAGGCCCGCGACCCCGTATTCGAGCTCATGGAATTTGCGGGGCAGGTATGAGACGACCCCGTAAAGCTCGGTGAGGCCGCGGACGAGGTAGGCGCCAACCTTGATCAGTTCGCCCGACGCCTTGGCGAGGGTGGTCAGCGCGCTCGCGGCGTCCTCGGAGTCGCCCGAGATGATCTCCATGGCGTCGCCGAGGTCGTTGCCGATGATGCCGAACGACGTGCCCAGCGCCTTCATCACGGGGCCGGCCTTGGCGACCAGGGCATCGACGCCGCGCAAGATGCCGTCCACGGCGTCGAGCGCCCCGTTGACAAGCGGGTCGAGGTACCCGGACGAGTTATTGAAAATGCTCTTGATCCGGGCGTTCATCTGCTCGAAGCGGCCCTCGACCTTGTCGATCGAGCGGAGCACGGGGTCGACGAACACGCCCGCGTCCTGCTGCAACGACGACATGAGGTTCTTGCCGAGCTCGCTGCCGGCCGCCTGCACCCGGGGATCTTTTGACGCGAGGTAGACGCCGCCGATGACGCCGCCCGCCCCCGCGCCGCCGATGATCGCCGCGGAGATCGCGGCGCCGATGACCGGAGACGCGGCCACCATGCCCGCGGCGAGCAGCTCCCCGCCGGATGTGCCGGCCAGGCCGAACGTGTTCTTGAGCTTGCCAAGGATGCCGGGCGCAGCGCGCTCGACGCCCTTCTTGAGATCATCGCCGGCGCCGTCGCCGGTCTTCTTCGACTCCCGGCGGATGCGCTCCTGCGACGCCTTGAACTTGGCCTCGGCCGCAGCGAGCGCGGCGCCGGTCTTGTCCGAGGCGGTGACGTTGAATTCGACGTCGCGTGCCACGTCATCCCCTCCGCAACGTCTCGAGCGACTTGTCGACCTCGCGGTCGACGTCCTCGCGCCAGTCGGGCAGCTCGGCGGCGGTCTTGGTGAAGAACCCCGGGGTGACGCTCACGGTGTGCCACGACGCCCGGGTCCGGTGTCCCCACGACGGCGCCCGCACACGCCCACGGTCGATGGCGGCGATGTCCGAGCGCCCGCCCAGCGAGTTACGGCCGCCCTTGAGCTTCACGCCGGCACGCCGGCCGGACAGGCGTACCTGCGCGAGCACGCTGATCTTCGACACCCACAGATTCAGCCCGCCGCGCTTGGGCAGCGTCTCCTTGGCCGCGCGCTTGATCGCCTTGCGGGCCGGTTTGGTCGCCGCGCGGATACCGCGGGCCGTGGCGTTGATGATCTCGCGGCGCTCACGGAAGGCGCGCAGCTCGCGGACGAGTTCGTCGAAGCTCGTCGCCACCTGCGATCACCTCCCCATCCGCTGCCGAAGTTCGGCCGACATCGCCGCGAAGCGCTCTTCCCGTGCCTGTTCCTGCTGCTGCTCGTGGTCGTCCACGTAGATCTGCCAAGCGCTGTCAACGTCCCGCGGGTGCCAGTCGAGCAGGTCGGCGAACGGTTGCCCGGAGCGCAGCGCCAGCCGCATCAGCTCCCAGCGGCGGGAGCCGCGTGGCCAGGGTCCAAGCCCTCATCAGTGCCGGCCGGCTCCTCCGCCCCGTCGATCGCCTCGACGCAGTCGGTCTCGTTGAACGACTCCCACGAGCCCGTGTACTGCTTCGTGCGGGAGAGCGCCGCGAACGCCAGGAAGCGCACCCACGTGACGCGCTGGTCGCTGCCGATCTCCTGCGCCTCGACCCGGGCGAGGTCGCGCTGATCGACGACGGCGCGCAGGACACGGCCGTCGTCCATCTCCGCCGTGATCGGGATCTTGATGCCCACGGTCAGCTGCTCACGGTGCCGAAGATGGGCTGACCGACGACGGGGAAGACCGCCTCGAACTCCGCCCACGCCCCCTGGTCGCCGCCGAACACGACGGGCAGGGCGAGGATCGTGAACGTGGCCTCGGCCTGCCCGACGTCGGCCTTCGGCGCATACACGACGTCGAGCTCGTCGCCCGGGGTCGCGTCGCGCAGGGCCTTGGCCAGACCGCCGGCGTCGTTCTTCTGAAGCGCGGCGACCTCGAAGGTCCACGACGGCGAGTCGACGTCCTGCACGATGCCGTCCGGCACGAGGGTGCGCTTGGTCTGGATCGGGGTGTCCGGCACGAGCCGGCCCCGGGTCATCTGGTTCTCGTAATCGGTGCCGTCGATCTCGATCGACGAGTCCTTCATGACGTAGACGCCGGTGGGCACTGACATGGCTACTCGGACCTTCCTGTGATCATCAGGGCGTAAAGGGCGCCGGCCTCGGTGGGGATCTCGGCAGGGGCGACGGAGTCGACGGACA